TCGAAGATTATTTTAATTTCTTCATTCTTCATTTTACCAGCATTTTGTATAATCTAAAATTTCACTTTGTCTACTAACTTCTTTGACAAAGAAAGAACATATAGGCTTATCTCCTCCGTGTAATGGAGTAGTTAAAAGCTGGCCGGGTTTCATTTTTGGAAAATACCATTTAACATCTCTATAAACATCGATAATATCGATATCAAGAAAATTGGGTCTATACGAACTTAAAGGATTAAAACAAAAGGTCTTAAAGCCTCGATCGTTTAAACTAGTTAGTGGCAATACTTCCATTTCCGGGCCTTCCGGATCCCCAACAACAGCACACCAATCCAATGGCATCGTGAGTTTATATTCACCGATTTGTAGTACCGCTGCCGGAGCAGTGAAACTTTCTAAGAAGATTAATGGAATGAAAAAGTAATCAGTGTTCGACGGATCACTATTATCCATAACACTGAATCGTAAATCATCATCAACTTCTTCAGGAAGATCGTTAAGATAAAATGTTTTATTTTCTAAGGTTAAAATTTGCATAGTTGTTATTTTAACTGATTCTTTCTAAATTCGTCAATGAAAATATTATATAAAGCTCCTTCATCGTGTATAACATGAGATGGAGTATATCTTGAAGTAGTTGCCCACTCTGTTTTATAAAGTAAATCTGTAATTACGTAGATAGGCTTGTTTCTTATTAAGCAAGTGTCGAATATCCAATTATCTCCGTAATAAATTTTTAGTTGACTTGGAATATCAATCCACCAATCTTTATGAACAAACATAAGACACCCGAATCCTAATGTATTTTGTCCAACCCACGGATGAATATCAATACAACCGGTTGTTGGTGGATTCTCGTTACAAATTCCAATAACTCCGGTATCGGCTGATAAGACTTTGCTGACTTTTTTAAGTAGTGTTAAATCGAATACCATATCGTCGTTCAATAAACATATTTGTTTATTAGATGCAATATTAACACCTAGATTCCATGCGGGATTGACTCCGATATTTTCTAAAAAATTATATATTTTAATCTTACTATGTGTTAATACTCCGCAATTTTTAGGGAGAGCAGCTTGGTCATTATTAATTAAGATAATTTCGTCTACATAATCATGATCAACAAGATCTTCAAGAAATCGTATATGAGGTGGATACTTCCACATCGTGGGAGTAATTATTGAAAATTTATTAGTCATTGTAATTAACCTTTTCTATTGTAAATGGGTAATGTGCTTCTTTGTAGAAGCGTTTTCTTTCTGTTAGGTGTCGTTTAGCATACTTACTTGCTGCCGTTAGATCCCAAATTTGGACAAAATCCTTGTCTTCTGCTTTTCGAATTCCTCGTCCAATACTTTGAATAACTCGAACAAATGACTTACCGGGTTCGAGCAATACAAGATTAAAAATACGGGGAATATTAATACCAACAGCAGCCACACCGTAAGTAGCCACAATAATCTTGTTGTCCGTAACAGCAATTTCATCATATTCTTCCTTTCGGTCTTTGGTTTTAACAGCGCCTGAAACAAATGCTACTTCTTCTCCGGTATTGGCGGCTAACTTTTCTTTGAGCATGTTGCCGCACTCGATTCTATCAACTAATACTAGAGTATTACCAGTTTTAGATATTTCTGCAATTTTACTAGACAAATAAGTTATGCGATTATCATTTGTAACTAGATATTTTAATTCTTCTGCATAACTAGAAAATTCTTTCCATTCGCCTGTTTGAATAATATTAACGTGACATTCACTAAGAATCCCTTTTTGTTGCAAATCGTGGGCACTGACTCTACCTACTACTTCGCCTAAACTGACTTTGATATTCTGAAAATTTATCGCTTCTTTAGGAACAGTTCCAGTTAGCCCCCATCGAATCGGAGTATTACGCAGATTATGTGTCAATAGTTTCTTAAGTACGTCAGCTTTAGCCATATGTACTTCATCAACAATAATTGTACTAACTCCTTCGAGAAATTCTGACAAAGTTACCATTTCGTTGCTTTCTTCAAAGTTTCTAGATTTTTTATCTAAAATGTTTAGACTTTGCCAAGTACAAATTGTATGAGTTTTGTTTAGATCTTTACGATCACCGTAATAGACCCCGACATCTAATCCGACATTTATAAAGTCCTCTTCTGTTTGCTCCACAAGGCTTTTGTTAGGAACAATAGTAATTGTTCGACCGTACTTTTCACAAATTTTTGAAAGTGTTGCAGTCATAATCGTTTTACCTGCTCCTGTAGCTACTTCCTGCAAGGCCTGTGGATTAGCTAAGAACGTATTTACTACCTCGACTTGATCGTCACGCAACCTAATTGGTTGACCTTCAAATCTATGTCCTGTAGGCCAGCATTTCTCTCCCCAAAACTCTTGGGTAATCTTATCAAATTCTAAAGCCGGGCTAGATCTCAAATCTTCGACTTCTATATAATAATTGTTATTTTCTAATTCAATTAGAATCTGATCTAACATATTTAAGTATGTAGTTCCGCCAATACCGAAGAAGCTTACCGTGCCGTCCCATCGTCCGAGACGGTATGATGGTCTAAATCTAGCTGTAGGATCGACCATTTTAAATTTTTTAACCAAGGCCTTACGCATATCGAGGTCCAACCCTTCAACCTTTACATTAACTTCATCTTTGATAATAATCTTACACGTAGACATAATTTTTACCTGCAGTACTAGATGGATTCATAAAAATAACATTATGATGATTTTTTATAAATTGCTGTAAAGTAAAATGCGATGAATTGAGACCAAAGTTGATTATTAAATCGAAATCTGTATTTGATTCAATCAACGGTTTAGGAATTTTTACACTAACAAAAATAAATTTCGTATTTTCATCTATAGGATTATTTAGAGAATTATCATGTATAAATTTATTACAATTTTGTAAATCGGATTGTTTTTCTAATCTAAACATGACTGAACAATCTTTAGAAGTAAATCCTATTTTCTTTAAAAATTCATAACTCTTGGTAAGGTATTTAACCTCACTCCCACCTGGAATTATAAACAAGATTTTGTTATATGCGAGAATAATTTCTGTTAATTCATCTAACTCGATTGTTCGATTTTTTGAAACAATATGATTTAATCTATCAGAATTTAGAAAATTCTTTAATACGTTATTATGAATAGTAGTATCTAATTCGTCGTTAATAGTATCACTCCAGCAAGATATGCCAAATTTCTTTGCAGTAAGTAACGCATCTATTAAATTGTCATAAGAATTTTTAGGAATATTTTTATGTTCATTTTTAAAAATATATCTTCCTAAATCGTTTTTAACAACCATAGGCACATAGGTTTCTATAGACTCTTTTATTTTTAATATCTCGTTATAGTGCTCAGTGAACTTTGAATCTTTTTCAAATCCTTGTAGATTGCCGAGGAACATGATATTGTGTTCGGTTAACGCAAATTTCCATAAATGCAGGTCCTGATCCCAGTATCCGGTTCGATATGCATATAAGGGAGTATTAATTTTATAATTTCTAAAAGAATTAATTATAGTATCATCATAAGGAAATATAACATGAATAAAACTAATTCCGTCATTATCTTTGACAATTTTAATTTGTTTTTCTGTAGATAATACTCTTTCTTCTAATTTATATAGTGGGCTTGACAAATATGCATCAATGTCTATATTCAATTCTGAAGATAGTATTTTGGAATATTTTTTAATAATAGAAAGTGCAGAGTTTTTTTGTTTGCGTGTTAATCCTCGATTTGAAAAGATTTGATTAGACAGACTAACAACAAAGTTTTTATCTCGAACTTGCAAAGGAATAAGCCCTGAAAAAATATAGGATCCATTGCAAGCCAATCTATGAATTAGATCTTCAACAAAAATAGTTTTCATAAACTTGCATCCTCTAATCCTGCTACACGAAGCTTTACAATATTAGTTATTTGCCATTGTTTTTGATCAATGGCTTTAATGATTCCTAACCATTGATTTCTTAAGAGAGCAAATTCGTTTATAACCTTTTCCATGTCAACAACATCGGCTTCTCCGTCGACATATTTTTCAACATCTCTAGAACTCAATGCTCGTTGATAATTTTCGAGATATTTTTTAAAAGTTTTACTTCGTATCCGTCGAAGTTCAATGTTTAAGTATTCTAAAACAGCTTCAATTTCTTGAAGCTGATTAAAACGTTGTTCTACAATGCCCGGAAGCTGCGAAGCAGCTTTTTCTACGTTACCGTAGAGTTTAACTTCTTTCTTCGCAGCATCTAGTTCATTATAAAAGTAATCAATGCAAGCAGGAAGGTGAGCAATATCCTTGCTCACCTTTGCATACCAAGAAGCCATTAATAATCCTCGTCATCTTCGAACGAGTCTTCTTCAAAATCATCTTCTTCGTCGCTATTCTCAACAACTTCGTTAATAGCATCATCGAGATGAGTGTCATACCCTAGATATCCTTCAAGGTCCGAAGCCTTGAACTCTTTTCCTAATAGGTAATCAACGTACTGCCTTGCAGCAGTATCTTTATTCTTTTCTGGAATATATTCCTTAAATGTATCCCAAACTTCCATAATCAAACTCTCATCCATTGTCTTCCTCCGTTACATCTTCTGTCGGTTCTTCTGCTCTAATTACCGATTCGTCCCATTGATCCATAATAAGTTTTAACTTATCTTCAGTCCAATTCTTACGGAATTCGGAAATAATTTCTCCAGTTTCTCGGTCAGTATAAGCTAGTTTATTACCTACTTTAAATAGTACACCCATCTTCTCAAACATGTCAACAAGTCCGGAAGTTGGACTCATACCAGTAGAATATGGAATCTTAACTTGTACACTTTCAAAGGGTTTAGCATAACGTGTTTTTACAACTTTACACGCTGCACGAATACCTAAAACGTCTGAAGTTTTATTACCATCTTCATCTTCTTTAAGTTTAAGTTTCTTCATTGAAACTACAATCGAACTAGCAAAGATGAAGCCTTGTCCACCGGAAATTTTATCATCGGGATCAAACATATCCTGTGATGCATATGTATGATTAGTTGCTACTAAACCTACATTGTATGCACCGAACATATTAACACAATTAGCAACTAGCGCTTTAAGAGCTTTTGCCTTACGGCCCATGTCACCCTTCATATCGCCGGCTTCAAACTGATTAACTTCAGTTGGAGTCATTAAGAATCCTAGACTATCAACAACAAACAATACCTTTGCTCGATCCGGGTCGGGCATTGTTTTATATTCTGCCATAAATTCACTAATAGTTTTACCGACATCATCAATCATAGCCATATTAAGCTTAAGCAACTTATCTTCTGTAGTTTCAACACCGAGCTTATGTAACCATGATTCGTCTAATGCATTTTCGCTATCGATTAGAATGACATAAATGCCCTGTTCCTGTGCATGCTTAATAATGTTACCTGAACAGATATAACTCTTTCCTGATCCTGATTCGCCTGCAAAGCAAGTAACTTTGCCCAAAGGAACTCCTTTAAAGAAGTCCCCCGAGATAAGATAATTCAATGCATAGT